CAGCAGCGGGCGGCGCGCGCCAAGGCGGTTAAGGAAGCGGAAGCGTCGGGCGCGACCGCCTACGGCGACCGCATCCGCAAGGCGCGCGCGGAAGGACACCCAGGACTCAAGAAGAAGCAGCCGCCTGTTGCGGTACCAGGATCGCGCTGATCACCAACCGGAAAGAGGAGACCGACCCATGTTTCGACTCAACGACCAGGAGCGCGAGGATGTCATCGACTTCCTGGCCGCCAACTGCGGCGACTGCGGCGGGCGCGAAGGCCTGCAAACCCTCAACGACGAGGAACTGGCCCTGATCGTCGCGGACGAGTTCGGCGAGCTGGAAAACGAGTTCGTCGCCAACGAGGAGGTCGAGAACGAGGAGGAAGTCGAGAACGAAGACCTCTCCGAGAACGAGGAAGAGGTCGAAAACGAGGAAGAGTCCGCCGAAAACGAAGACGACCTTTCCGAGAACGAGGAAGAGATCGAGAACGCCGAGACGGCGCACCCGAAGGCCCCCTCCGTCAAGTCGCGCGAGAAGTCGGCCGCCAAGGCGATCGAGAAGGAAGCCAAGGGCAAGGCCCCCAAGATGCCCGCCATCAAGGGCACGCCCAAGAAGAAGCCCACCATCGCTCCGGGCGGCGGCATCCCGAAGTTCAAGGCCAACCAGCGCTCGATGCACGAATGGCTCCAGGAGACCGACGCGCCTCCCGAGGTCGTCGAGGCGGTCCAGAACGCCCTCGCCATCAACCGCCAGGCCAAGATGGGCGTCATCCGCGAACTGGTGGTCAACCTGCGCGGCGAAGAGCGCATCCGCATGATCCACAAGCTCGCCGAGCTGGACCTTGACGATCCCGCCTCGCACGCCCCGACCCTGCGCGAGCTGGCCGGCATGTTCGGCGTCGATCCGCGCCGGACCCGCGTGGAGGTTCCCTCGTTCCTCGCCAAGGGCGGCGTGGCGGCCAACAGCGCCGACGACCTCGACGAGGACGGTTTCGACGCGCCGCTGGGCATCGCGCCGGTGGCCAACGACCTGGGCGAAGACGCGGCCTGAAATCACTCCGCCTTCGGCCGACGCATCCCCGCGGGCGGCCGGTGGCGGACCTCTGAGCGCACGCGGGGCCTGAACAGAGAACGGGAGACAGAACCATGGCTGGACGCGGAGCCGGCATCATTGTCAGCGGGGACCCCCAGGGCAAGTTCCTGGAGGGCATCATCGACGGTACGCCCAAACCCGGCACGGCCATGACCGTCAAGGCCGCCACCGAGCCGGTCGGCGGTTCGTTCACCTGGGAACCCTTCGCGCCGGCCGACGGCGCGCACGTCGTCACGGCGATCCTCCTGCCCGACCACATGCAGGGCAAGCTCTACTCCGACGCCTACGTCGATGCGGATCGCTGCTTTCTGTACTGCCCGGCGATGGGCGAGCTGCTGAACATCCTGCTGGAGAACATCTCCGGCACGGCGGACAGCTTCGCCATCGGCGACCTCGTGTCGCCCAACAGCGGCACGGGCAAGTTCATCGCCAACAGCTCCCACGCCAAGCCGGCCTTCACCGTCATGCAGACCAAGTCGGCGCTGACGGCCGATGACTGGTGCCTGGGCATGTACAACGGTTGACCCCGTTTCGCGCCGCGTTTCCTTCCACACAAGGTCGCGAGCCGCCCGACCTCGAACCCGGCGGCGGCTTACGAGAGCAGAGAGAGGAGATCACCAGAATGTACGCTTTTCAGGACTACGTTCAGAACGGCCGGGGCTTCGGCGAGGTCGGCCAGCTTCTCCAGGGTGTGCACTTCGACCCGCACCTCCTGCGACCCTACTGGCACAAGGGCCAGCAGATGGTCACCTACAACACCGGCCGCCGCGTCGCCAACGGCGGCAAGGATGACGGCAAGTGGATTCTGCGTGAGGCCCCCATCGCCGACCTGCGGGCACGCCACGGCTGGAACATCCCGGTCTGGAACGCGACCTCGCTCCGCAAGGAGGAATGGGTCGAGCTGGACAAGACCGTCCGCCAGGCCGCCCGCCCGCGGCTCAAGGCGTGGTCGGACCTGTCCTCGCGGTCGTCCATCAGCGGCTTCAATGCCATGGGCAAGACCGTCTACGAGTACGAGACGAGCAGCGACCCCGGCTTCGCGCTGGTGGACATGGACGGCGTCAAGGAAGCCTGGGGCGACGAGCCGCAGTTCCAGCTCCAGGCCGTGCCGCTTCCCATCACCCACTCGGGCTTCCAGTGCACCTCGCGGCGTCTGGCCACCAGCAAGGGCAATGGCCAGGCCTTCGACACCCGCATGGGCGAGGCGGCTGGCCGGCGCGTGGGCGAGGCCATCGAGCGGACGCTGATCGGCGTGCAGACGGGCGTGGCGTTCGGCGGCACCGGCCGCTACGACTCGGGCATGGCCTACGGCCGCGCCTCGCAGGTCTACGGCTACACGAACTTCCCGTCGCGTCTGACCAAGACCAACCTGGTCAGCCCGAGCAGCGGTTCGTGGACCCCGGACGACACGGTCGATGACGTGCTGGCCATGATCGACCAGCTGACGGCCAACTTCTTCTACGGCCCGTTCATGCTGTACCACAGCAACGACTGGGACCGCTACATGAACGGCGACTACTACCGGATGACCACCTCCGGCGCAGTCGCCCCGACCAAGACCCTGAAGGAACGTCTCAAGGCGATCGACGACATCATCGATGTCAAGCGCCTGGACTTCCTGACCAGTTCCGCTCTGGGCGTGACCAGCCCCTACGGCCCGACCACCGCGAACCCGTTCACGCTGATCATGGTGCAGATGACCAAGGAAGTCGTCGTGGCCCTGAACGGCATGGACGTGACCACGGTGCAGTGGGAGGAAAAGGGCGGCATGCTGCTCAAGTTCAAGGTCATGGCCATCCAGGTGCCCTTGATCCAGGCCGACTTTTACGGCAACTGCGGCCTCATCCACGGCACCACGTCGTAACACCTGAACCAACCCGACGAGGCGCTGGCGTCCTGACGACCACGCGGCGCCGGGGGGCGGGACCAGCCGGCAGCGGCCCCCGCCCTCCCTTCACAAATGCGGTCGTCGCGCCGTGACAAAGGAGTATTGCAGTGAAGTTTCGCATCCTGGCCGGACGCCACATCGACGAGAAGGGCCGCCTCTACGAAGGCCCGATCCCCAACCGGAAGGCCGAAGGGGACGTGATCGAGACCGAGGTCGATCTGGTGGCCCGCTTCAACCAGCCCGGCTCGAAGAAGTTCGAGCTGGTCGATGAACTGACCCCGGCCCGCTACGAGGAAGCGGCCAAGACCGCCGCCGCCCAGAGCGCCATGCTCGAAAAGCAGATCGCCATGCTCCAGGGACGGCTCGAACAGGCCCGCGCCACTCTTGCCGCCGAGCCGAAGGCCGAGCAGCCGACCGCCGATGACGGTGGCGTCGCAGTGGCGACCAAGGCCAAGCTCAAGCTGGAGCAGATGTCGCTCAACGACATGAAGCGCGCCGCCCAGGCCGAGGAGATCGAGTGGCCGGCGGACCTGACCGACCGCCGCAAGGCCGCGGAGTTCCTGCGGTCCAAGGGACTGTAAGCGGGGGATCGAAGTCGCCCTGGAGGGAGCGAGATGCTGATGGCAGAGGCGATGAGCTGGCCGGAGCTGATTGACCGGTTCGGCGTCTCGGTCGCAGTCCTTATCGTCTTCTCCGGGGCGGTGGCGGTGGCCGGCGTGACCGTGTGGCGCTGGGTCACGCCGCGGCTCGACAAGCTGCTGGACGCTCACTTCGCGTTCCTGGCCAAGCTGGGAGACTCGTTCGACAGTCTGCACGATCTGGCCGCCAAGAACGACATGCGCATGGAACGACTCGAGCGCGGCATCGCGTCGCTGCAAACGCACCCGAGCGTCGGCGATCTTGTCGAGATCGAGGAAAAGCTCGCTCAACTGGACGACCATGTATCGCGTCTTCGCCACCAGCTAGCCGAAAGCAGACCGGACATCAGATGACGAGCCTACTGGCATTCCTGCTGCTGACCGCTGGGGCGCAGGATCTCAAGATCCAGACGCTCCCCACGCACAACCACGCCCTGGCGCTGGCATGGGCCGACCTGCAAACGCAGCCGAAGCATCGGTGGAGCTGTCTGCGCTATGTCTGGGTGCCGAGCGGCGATCCCGAGCGGCTGAAGGCGGTCAGCCACGCGATCAACGCCGTCAGCCACGCCCCGGACATCTACCGCCCGGCGGACCTGGGCGACGGCAAGGGGCTTCTGGTCGCCCGGCTCGACCTGGAGAAGTACGTCCCGGAAGACAAGGACCTGCGGGAGTGGCTGTCGATCTGGGAGGAGTTCCAGTTCGACCCGGACCTGTCGCTCTTGCTCACCAAGGGCATGCTCAAGATCGCGGTGGAGAATGGCCGCGAGTTGAAAGGCGCCGGCACGGTCAAAAGGTGGAAGACGTTCGCGGGCGGGCGGGCGAAAAGGTTGGTTCGCAGCCGCGAGGACATCGACATCGCGGTGCTGGACGTGGACGCCGTCGAGTTGATCCGCCTGCCGGCCGAGGACACCGACCAGGAGCTGCTGCGGGCGCTCCAGGACGCGACCGGCTCGCAGGCCCCGGTGGTGACGGATGCCTACTTCGTCGCGCGGGCGCTGGCCCAGATCCAGGACAAGGGCGTCTACAAGGAGATCTTCGGCGGCCTCTACTACCGGCTGGCCGGGATCAAGAAGGCGAAGCAGGGCAGCGACCTCGATGCGTTCTTTGAGTCGATCGGCATCGGCGGCAACGGGGTCACGGCGAAGCAGGTGTTCGCCAAGATCCCCAGCAACCAGCGGACGGCTATCGAGAAGTCGCTGGTCACCGGGCACCCTCGGTCGATCGAGTTCCTGCACAGCCCGTTCGGGCAGTTCGGGCGTTCGACGGGCATCGTCGCGGTGACCTCGGACCTGGCGGACCAGGACATCGACGTGGACGTTCACCCGCTGGACAACCTTGTCGAGTTCAAGGCGACCGGCAAGGAGTTGATTTACGAGCGGGCCAACGGGCTGCACGGCTACCTCGCATTGAACGGCGACGACAACCTCGTGGACGAGGTCCCCAGCACCGGCGCGACCGCGATCGCCGAGGACCACACAATCACGCACAAGCGGCCGAAGCGCTTGCAACCGGCCATCTCGTGCATCGCCTGCCACGAGGCCGAGGGGCCGGACGGCTGGCAGCTGGTCAGGAATGACGTGCTCCGACTCAAGCGGCAGGGTGTGGACCCAATCGGCAACCGGCATCGGTTCGACCGAGCCACCCGCGAGAAGCTGCTGGCCCTCTACACCGGCGACCCGGAGCGAGCCCTGAAGCGCGGCCGGGATGACTACAGCCTCGCCGTCTTTCGCTGCACCGGGCCGTGGAAGGCATCGAAGACGCAGACCGACGTGGTGAAGCACTCGGCAAGCAAGCTGGTGCAGATGTGGCGCGGCTACTTTTTTGACGACGTGGACGCTACCACTGTGTTGCGCGAGTGCCGGGTTCAGTGCGATCCGACGCAGGCCAAGGACGTACTGGCCGAACTGCTGGCGACGGACCCGAAGGCGGCCGTCGAGGTGGACGGCGAGCCGGTGGTAGTCGAGGACTGGCGGCTGGGGCACCTGCGCGGGGGCGGGACGCTGAACCGGACGAACTGGGCACTCGTGCAATCGTCGGTCAGGGCCATGGTGCAGGGGCGGGTGGCGCAACGATTCAAGGCGGCTCCGGCGGAGAAGAAACCGTGATTGCATGGGCGTTCGTGGCGGGAATGTGGGTCGGCTGGCTCATTTCCGTCATCAGCCAGATTGTCGTTTATGAAGCACTGGAGTGCCGCAAGGTGCCCGAGGACAAACAATGAGAACGATCCTTTCGCTCCTACTGCTGCTCGTCGTGTGCATCGCCGCCGACGCCAGCGATTACGTTTACCGCGACGGCTACTACTGGCGCGGCCAGTCGGCCTACACCCGCCACCGCAACAACTACGGCGGTTACTACTACCGCTACAGCCACACCCGCTACATCGCCCCGCCGGTCAAGTACGCCACCCCGGCCGACTGGCGAAACAAGCTGCTCGACATCGCCAAGGAAAAGGTCGAATACCAGCAGTTCCGCGAGGCAGTCCGGGCCATGGGGCTGGAAGGCCAGTACGGCCACGCTCCCAACTACGCGATCCAGGGGTACGGCACGACGCTCTACGGCCGCGTGACCCAGGCCAACGCCTACGGTGACGCGGCCGATGGACAACTCGCCCTGCAACTGGCGCAGCAGTTCGGGCGCATCGTCGAGGGGGCACAATCGCTCGGCGGCGAGGCGGCCCAGAAGTTCGGGCAGGTCACCGAGAAGGTGGCGACCATCGAGGCCGTCACGCGCGGCTACGCTCACGCCCTGCGAGCCAGTCAGGAGAGCAAGATCGAGACGCGACAGTTCGACCTGCGCCCGGCGGACAGCGGTCCAGTGAAGCAGTTCGGGCAGGGGCCGAGCCGCGCGGCAGTGGCCCAGGCCCGTTGCGCGTCGTGCCACAGCGGGGCGAAGAAGGAGGGCGGGTTCGACGTGACCGCCTACGACTCGCTCGCTCCCGAGCAGAAGCTGCGCGTCATCGGGCGAATCTTCGCAGCGGACGCATCGAGGCGCATGCCGCCGGGGGGCGACTTGCCGTTCGCGGAGAAGATGCCGTGGCTGGCCGAGTTTGGCTTGCAAGCGCCGGAGGCGATCGGGCCGCCGGCGAAGTGAACAACGTTTTTTGTGGCTACAGAAAGTTTTTTGTGGAGGCTCCCATGCGTCTTTCGACCCTGTTCGGTCTGTTCGTTCTGGCCCTCGTGCTGGGCTTCGCGCCTACCGAGGCCGACGCCTCGCCGCGTCGTGGCCGCGTCGTTGTCCGCCAGCAGCGGGCCGTGGTGGTTCGCCAGCGGGCGGTCCGCCGCGCCGCCGTTGTCGTGCGGGCTCCGCGAGCAACCGTCGTCGTTCGCACCCGTCGCTGAAACACCGGCTCGGGGAGAACGGATGCGGCTTGCGTGACAACTCGTTGCAGATGTTCGGCCCCCGAGCCATGTGTCTTTTGTTGGAGGATCAACCCATGCGTCTGTTTCTCGCTCTGGCCCTGTGCTTGGCGTTCGCCGGCTCCGCTTCGGCGGACGTGCTGCTCCAGTTCGGCCGCCCCCGGCTGTTCACGCCTCGGCGTGCGGTGGTCGTGGTCGAGGCGCCGGTCTACGCCCCGCGCGTCATCGCCGCGCCGGTGTACGCTCCGCGCGTCTACGCTCCGGTGTTCGCGGCTCCGCCGCCCTGCGATGTGCCAGCCTTCGGGACGTACAGCACGTTCCGCTCGTTCTCGACGTACCAGCCGGCCGTCTCCGTGGACGTGTTCGGCAACGTCTTTGTGCGCTGAACGCTCCTTGGGACCTCTCCGGCTGGGCGACCGGCCGGGGAGGGTTTTTGAACATGGCAAAAAACGCATATGTCGGCTGCACGATTCGCGAACTGCCAGAACATCTGGCCGAACCCGCGAACCAGACAGCCATCCGCATCAACCCGGCCAACCGGCCGCGCCTGCAAGGCTTGACCGCTTTGCTGGACGCAGTCGGCGTGGCCCTGCCCGCCATCACCACCAGCGTGCAGCGTATCGCGGTAGCGCGGCAGAACTACTGGGGCTCGCAGGGCGTCAAACTGACCGTGTCGTTCCTGGACACCAGCGACCAGGCCCTCATCAAGAAAATCCTGGCCTTCGCGAACAAGTGGGGCAAGCACTGCAACGCCGAGTTCGTCTGGACCCAGCGCGACGGACAGGTCCGCATCGCTCGCCAGCCAGGGGGGTACTGGTCGTACCTCGGCACCGACATCCTGCACATCCCGGCCGACCAGCCGACCATGAACCTCGAAGCGTTCACCGTGAACACGGCGGATGACGAATACGAGCGCGTGGTCTGCCATGAGTTCGGGCACACTCTGGGCTGTCCGCACGAACACATGCGCCCTGAGATCATCGACCTGCTCGACCACGAGAAGGTCTACGACTACTTCTGGCGCACCCAGGGCTGGTCGCGCGCCGTCACCAAGCAGCAGGTACTCACATCGCTCCGCGAGGCGTCGATCATGGGCACGCCCCACGCCGAGCATGATTCGATCATGTGCTACGGCTTGCCGGGAACGATCACCAAGAACGGCAAGCCGATCTCGGGCGGCATGAAGATTACCGACGCGGACGGCGCGTTCATGAACACGCTGTACCCGAAGGCCATGCCAGCTCCGCCACCCGTCGAACCCGTCGAAGCGTCCGCCGGCATCGCGACCGTGTCCTTCGCTGGCGTGTCGGTGGTGATTGACCAGAGCAAAAAGAAGGTCGCCGTCAAGAACCCGCCGGGGTGGACCCGGACTGGACAAACAGCGTCCGCGAACAAACGAAAGGCCAAACGATGAACGAAACCCTCCTCGCCCTCGCCACCGAACTGGAACACGAGGTCGCCATCCCCGAAGGCGCGCAGGCCGCCCCCGGTCTGCTCGAACTGGCCAAGATCGCCAACGAGCTCGTGGCCGCCGTCCGCAATCGCGACTGGAAGGCCGGACTGCGTCTGGCTCACAAGGTGCTCGGCTACGTCGTCGAGATGCTGGCCCCGGAGACTCCTCCCCCCGTCGATGGCGGGGGCGAGGTCGCGTTTGCTCTCTTCGGCGGCGGGCTCGGTCTGAAGATCCTCGGCATCGTGGCGAAGATCCTGCTCGAACTGGGGAGGGGCGACCAGTGAGTCTCCTTGTCGCGCTTGTGCTGGGCATCACCCCGGCCCCGGACCTGGTCGAACCGCCTCCCGCCCCGCACCGCAGCCTGCACAAGGAACTGTGCCAGTACGGCCTCTTTAGCGAGGTCGCCGGGCAAGTGGAACTGGGCGGGGACTGGGGCTGGCACGCCTCCGGGGCCTGGCACGACGGCGAGCTGCACCTGTACTGGCGCGCCGCCGATGGCGGGGCATTCCGCTACGTCGGCATCTACCGCTGGGCCGGACCGCGCCGGCTCGAAGGTCACTGGTGGGGGCCGGATGAGATCCGTCACCCGGACCAGATTCGCATCGAGAAGAGGGACCGCTAATGGCCGTTCGCACCGCCAGCGCCAAGGTGATCAGCCTCCTGCAAGGCGACTACGACGCCAAGCTGGCCCCGTCCCTGTCCGTGCACATCAGCACGGCCTCGAAACTCGTGGATCGTGTGGCTACCTGCGCCACCTCGCAGGGCACCGCCCACGACTCCGACACGCTCGAATTGATCGAGCGCTGGCTGGCCGCCTACTTCTACACGAAGGTCGATCGCATCCGCTCCTCCCAGAACACCGGCGGGGCGGGCGGCGCGATCATCCAGGGGACCACCGACCCCGAGCCCTACAAGGCGGCGGCGATGGAACTGGACTGGACGGGCTGCCTGGCGGCGCTGCTCAAGGGCAACCGTGGGCGCGTGGTGTGGCTCGGCAAGACGACCGGCGAGCAGCGGACCTACGACGAGAGGAACCCCTGATGCCGCCGATCGAGCGGTCCGGGCTGGTGGACAAGGCGGTGCTGTGGCCCGTCCGCCCCGGCCAGTACCACGAGGACGGCCAGCCGGTCCTGGGCGACCCGGTCGAGATCGACTGCAAGTGGGTCGAGGGGCGCAAGGAATCCGGTTCGCCGCAGCTGGACGGCAACATCGAGATCGACGCCTGGGCCTTGGTGGACCGCAAGATCGCGATCGGCAGCGGCATCTGGAAGGGAGAGATGGCGGACTGGGTCGGCACCGGCCCCCCGGCGGACAGCAACGAGTGCATGCGGGTGGCCGGCTACCGGGAAACCTGGGACAGCAAGGGGCGCGAGGCGGAGCGAAAGATCGACATGCGGAGGGCGAACGACCTGTGGCCGTCAAGCTGAAGTTCGACAAGCCGTCCCTCGATGCCGTGTCGGCGCGCCTGCGCACGACCGCCCGCCGCTACTCGGACACGCCAACCTATGTCATCGAGTACACGGCCCCCTACGCGATCTACGTCCACGAGATGACCTGGATCGAGCACCGCATCGGCCAGGCCAAGTTCCTGGAAGCCTCGGTCAAGGGCATGCGCCACGAACTACAGGTGATGATCGCCAAAGATTTGCAAAAAGGACGGTCGATCCGCCAGGCCAACCGCCGGGCAGCGCAGGCGCTCCTGCGCGACAGCAAGCGGCTGGTGCCGGTCGATACGGGGTTTTTGAGACGGTCGGGCCGCATCCGGGTGGAGGAGTACGGTGCTACTTAAACAGTCAGCCGCACGCACGCGCGTCTTCGCGTTCTCCTCGCTCTCGGGCACCCTGGCGGTGACCATCAGCAAGGCCGGTGGAGCGTTCGCCTCCCCCGCCGGCACGCTGACGCAGATCACCGGCACCTGGTATCAACTGGCCCTGACCGCCGCCGATACCGACACCCTCGGCGACCTGGCTTTCAAGTTCACCGACAACGGCAGCGCCGTCTTTCCGGCCACGGGGGACAGCGTCGATCAGGTGGTGACCGGCATTCTTGGCGAGGGCATGTCCGGGGCGCTCGAGACGGGCTACTCCTCGGCCGACCTGCTCAAGCTGATGTCGGCGGCGCTGCTGGGCAGATGCACGGTGGCCAACAACGTGGCGACCTTCCGCGACATAAACAACACGACCAACCGGATCGTGGCGACGGTGGACGACGACGGCCAGCGGTCGTCGGTGACCTTGACGTGAGGTAAGTGATGCTGCGCGGCCCCTACTGGTCTTACTGGTTCTTCAACCGCCAGTACTTCGGCGGGACGTGGTTGCGGGCGGGGTCGGCGTTCGGCGCAGCGCAGCTTTTGACGGGGCGGGTGTACTTGCCGGGGCTTCAGGTGGGGGTGGTCGATGCCGGGGAGTCTTGACTTCGTCGAGGCGCGCTGGCGCGAGAACAGCGCCGCGACCGTCTACGGCATCCTGACCGCCCGCGACGGCTCGGGGGACGCCATCGACGGCAAGGGGCGCTACCTCAAGCAGGCCGACATCTCGTCCATCACCTACGCGGTGTGGGACGACGACGACCTGAGCACCGCGGTAGCGACGGGCACGGTGACCAAGACGACCTCGATCTTCGACACGCCACAGACCTCGGCCCTGGACCCGGTGTGGAAATACTCGCGCGGCTACAACTTCCGCCACGACCTGGGGCCGAGCTGCTTCCCGACCGGAGACCGGGTCTACACGGTGGAGTACAAGATCACGACGACGGGTGGCACGGTCAGCTACGCGCGGTTCCGGGGCAAGGCCTACGAGACGCTGACGGAGTGAACGAATGAGCGTCCGTCTCTACCACAGCCCCGCCCACATCCTCAAGCCGGTGGTGTTCGCCGTGCAGGAGGAGCCGTTCTGGCAGTGCTTCGTGGCTCGCCAGCCGGGACAGGACGCCGGCACCGATGTCGTCACGCTGTTCAACAGCCCCGGACTGGGGCAAGAGCAGTTGATGGCGGGCGAGCGGGTCGAACAGCACGGCGTGCAGGTGATGGTACGGGCCTCGCGGCGCGAACAGGGCTGGATAAAGGCCAACGCGATCGCTACAGCCCTGGACGCCGTCCACCTGGCCGAAGTGCCGCTACGGGACGTGAACAACAACGCCCGGCTGTACCGGGTGTGGTCGTTCGAGAGGATGACGAACATCATCTGCCTGCCGGTGACGAAGATTTCCGGCGGCTATGTGGACGAGAAACGGGCCGACGACCAGATCACGTTCGTGATCAACGGACTGGCCTCCTTGAGCTTGATTGGCTGACGCGCGCGTGGAAGTGGACCCGTAACACCGAACGAGAGGACCGACCATGACTGCCCCGACCCTGACGGCGCGTGTGGCCCCGACCGGCATCAAGCTCAAGGACGGCTTCGCCGCGTTCTACGCCTTCGCGCTCGATCCGAACGCCTGCATCTGGGAGACCGAGGTGCAGCTGCCGTCCCTCATGGGCGGCGACGCGATCGACACGACCACGATGTGGAACGACGTGTACATGACCAAGGCCCTTCAGCAGCTCGTCGAGCACGGCGACGCCTCGATGACCGTGGGCTACGACCCGCAGTTCCTGTCGGACATCCTGTCGCTCATCAACCAGAACGGCTCGGTCACCTGCCATCTGCCGGACACGAGCACCTACACGTTCTGGGGCGGCCTGACGGAGTTCGAACCCGAGCCCTACAAGAAGGGCGAGTTCCCGACCGCCAACTGCACGATCGTCGTCACCAACACCGATACCAGCGGCAACGAGGTCGGGCCGGTCCTCGTCAGCGCCGCCAACACCTGACCCCGGCGCCCGCGTGGCGCTCTCGCACGGAGGAACGCATGCTCACCTTCCCCGACCCGATCACGCTTCCGCAGGAAGAGGTGGTCATCGGCGACAAGACCTTCCTGCTGCGCGCCGCCAACGGCGACGCGGTCTACAAGTACAAGAACTTCGTCCTCAAGGCGATTTCCTTCGCCGACGGCAAGCCCACCGGCATGAACGGCGCGGCCGACGCCGAACCGTTCCTCGTCCACCTGTGCCTGTTCGAGAAGTTGCCGTCCGGCGCAGAGCGCAACGTCCCACTGGCGACGGTGCGTTCGTGGCGGGCGGAGGTGATCGGCAAGCTGTTCGAGCGGGCCAAGGAGATCAGCGGCATCGACGCCGAGACCAAGCCCGAAGAGATTCGCGCCCAGATCGCGGCGCTCCAGGAGCGGCTGGCGGCCATCGAGGGCGAGCCAAAAAACTAGCCGACCTCCGCGCCGGCTGGTTCGCGCTGGCGCGGGAGTTTGGCCAGGACCCCTTCGAGCTGCGGCGGACATGGACGCACCCGCAGTACCTCGAAGCTCTCGCTTGGCTCGCGGACCAGCGCAACCATCCCTCGGTGGATCAGCAGTACCTGATGCAGATCGCCATGCTGCTCGACAGCCTGCCGGTGAGGGTCTGGGGCAAGAAGTACACCGGCAAGCTGGAGGACCGCAAGCTGGTGTTCCGCTCGGGGGAGGTCGAGGCTGAGGACCCCGAGACGCTGGAAGAGCGCAAGCGGCAGTGGTCGCAGATGTACCTGGCCAAACTGGAGGCGATGGCACGCAGTGGCAGCAAACGACGCCGACATCGGACGGATGGTCGTCAGATTAGTCGGTGACAGTTCGAGCTACGAAGCCATGATGCGCGGCGCGGTGCAGACCACCCGCGCCGCCGCCGTCACCATGGGCGCGGCCATGACCGCGGGCATCACCGCCCCGCTCCTGGGCACGGGCACCATGGCCATCAGCGCCGCCGCCACCATGGAGCAGGCCGAGGTGGCGTTCTCGACCATGCTGCAATCCGAGACCAAGGGCTTGCAGATGGTCAAGGACCTGATCCAGTTCGCCGCGGCTACCCCGCTGACGACCCCCGAGGTCACGGCGGCAGCAAGGACGCTGCTGCAATTCGGGGTCGAGGGGGAGCGGGTCATCGACACCCTGCGCATGCTCGGCGACGCGGCCGGCGGGGACTCGCAGCGATTTCAGTCGATGGCGCTGGCCTTCGGGCAGATGTCGGCGGCGGGCAGGCTCATGGGGCAGGACTTGCTGCAGATGATCAACGCCGGCTTCAACCCCTTGCAGGAGATGTCGCGGACCACCGGCAAGTCGATGGCGGTGCTCAAGAAGGAAATGGAGGATGGCAAGATTTCGTCGGCCATGGTGACCGCCGCCTTCCGCTCGGCCACCAGCCAGGGGGGGCGCTTCTTCCAGATGATGGAGAAGCAGTCGCAGACCGTGACGGGCCTGTGGTCCACGATGCGCGACAACGTGAGCATCTTCATGGTCACCCTGGGGAACATGATCATCAAGCAGCTCCACGTCAAGGACGCCATTCAGGCAGTGTCGAGCGCGGCGGGGAAGTTCGGCGACTGGATCAAGTCGCTGGGGCCGACGGCGCAGCGGACCTTGCTGGCGGTGACGCTGATCGCGTCGGGGCTGGGGCCTCTCTTGATCGTCCTGGGGGCCGTGGGGCCGGCTGTCCTGGCGGGGTTTGGCATTCTGACGACGGTGGTGCTGCCAATCGTCGCGGTGGTGGCGGCGCTGACGGCGGGGGTGTGGCTGTACGTCAAGTCGGTGGGTGGGGTCGGGCCGGCGTGGGAGCGAGTCAAGGCGATCGCGGTCAACGCCTGGAACGCGATCAAGTCGGCCGCGCTGGCGGCGTGGGGCTGGCTGCAAGGCTCGTGGGGAACGATCTGGTCCTGGCTGGCCCCGCTGTTCGCTGGGGCGGCGATCGAGATCATGGGCACGTTCATGCTCGTGCAGGGCGCGGTCGGTCTGGCGGTGGCGGCCTTCCAGCGGCTGCGCGAGGTGATGACCGGGGAAAAGGTGTCGGCGATCAAGCCGTGGATCGACGCGA